ATTTCTGTCAATGCCTGAGTTAGGGCTAGAATCTTTTTTGCCTTTTTCTTTTTTGCCTTTTTCTTTTTTAGAATCTTTATTGTTTTCACTTAGACTTATTTCAGATAAATTGCTGGCTTGATCTTTTACATTGTCTGCGCCCATTAGACGAGCAGCTTGTCTGTCTATGCCTTCTTCACCGCCTGAAAACAACCCTGTTCCTAAGACTCCTCTCTTGGCACCAAACAATCTTTCTGGTTCAGCGAATACTTGTTTGATTCCTTCTATGGGGCCTTTATCAGAATCTGCACCCATGAACTTATTAAATTTTTCTTTAATAGTAGCGCCGCCAACTAAACTCTTTTTTATTTCTTTTAAATTTAATTTTTCTTCAAGCTGTTTGGCAGTATCTTCGTCTAATGTCTTTAAAGTTTTTTCAATACTTTTTAGAACTGTTGTTGGATCGTTTTTCTTAAAGGAGTCTATTAATTCGTTAAAGTTTTTAGTAAACTCTTCCGTTTGATTTGAAATTAGTTTCTGAAGTTCTAGAGTATTCTCGCCCAAACCTTTACCGAAAGATGCGGTGGCGGCAGAAATTCTAGTAGTCTTGAAATCTCTACTAGATGATTGTTCCATGCTAGCTCTTAGGCTTTTAGATAACTTTTCAGCAATTTCGCTACTAAGCCTTCCAGTACCCATGTCTCTAACATTAGACCCACTGAAATTTGGATCCGATATGTTTCTGCCTTCTACTCTAATCATTTTTTCTTATTCTCGGCCTTTTTCTTTAAATGAGTTACAAGCATTCCTATATAAACTTCTCTTTCCCAAGGTATCATGTTTTCCAATTCTGTCAAACTATAATGATGTTCTTGCATCATTAGAAAATTTGTTCTATAAAAATTCTCTAATGTATCCTGAGAAAGAGTTAGTCGAAAAAACTTTCGTACCCGCTAATAGCTACAAAGTTATGTTTATTACATTTTTTACAATCATATTCATACTTGTGTACCAAATAAGGCATGGATAACAAGTATTCCTCTACTTCTTCCACAGTAGTTAAGGGTAAACTCTCTACAAACTGTGTCATTTCTTCAATGGTTTCTTGTGAAGGATCTAATGCCTCTTCACCCGAATATACCTTATCAATACTATTGATTAACATTTCAACATCTGATAATTCGTCTGCGTAAGATTGAACCTTAGCAGAAGGATATTTAAATCTAATACTAACTTCATCATTAACTTTAAATAATTTTGTGGGAGAATTTACCTCACCTATAATTTCAAAATCATCTAATGCCATGTCGTAAGGACGCTTGCCCTCACACTCACCACAGGTTAAATTAAAATTAATAACATTGCCCACTGACTTTGCTTTTATTTTTAAAAACAACCACTGTAATTGATACATCGGTAATTCATCAATATCAATTTTGTCATATACACAGTTCTGTAAAACTTGTATGCAGGCATTTATTTTGTCTTTAAATACATCTGATTCATTTGCAAGTAACAATAACTTTTCTTCTTTAACTAAGAAGGGTCTACACTTTACGGATCCTTTCATTCCAGGAACTTCTACCATAAATGTAGGCACATCAATTTTCGGTAACGCCATAACAATCTCCTAATTATATTGTTTTTTCCCATCGTCTTGCAGACACCGTGACATTCATTCTCATCACGCCTATGTTTCCCCAAGCAACTGGTACTAAATTTATTACTTTGGGCAGAACGTCATGTAAAGTCCATTCTGCCAAAACTTGGTCATTTAAGTCTAAGGACTTGATTTCTATTTTACCTTTTGTTAAATCATAGAATCCTACTTCTTTAGATGTAAAGTCTGCGGTCAATCCTATCCAGGTATCAAAATACTGCCTACCTTTCCAGTTCTGATCTACAATAAAACTAAAGGTCATGTCTGTTGTTATGAATTCTACGTTTTGTGTTCTGTGTTCAGTCCATGGTCCTATTTTTATAGGAACATTAGTAGCCGCTAACCCTGGGATTTGTGCTTCTTCACAATATAGTGAAAGACTTTTTTCAAATACTTTATCTACACCTTCAGGTCCAAAAAAAGCAACTTCAAACCGTTCACTTCTAGGTAGAAATTGTGTCCTGACTGTGGATAAAAAATTCTCAAACTTGTTGTATGATTCTGCCATTAACGCATCATCCTATTACTGGTTTCGTGGACTGTTCTTGTACTAGCACCAACAAAATTCTGAGTCGGCAAAAATATTGCCGCCTTCCAATGTTCGGGGTCTATTTTTAATAATCTAGAATTCACATTAGATGTTATATATTTTTTAACAGAAGGTTTAACCTGAGGAAACCTAGAGAAATTATTTAATACACTCCAACTAATTTGAAATTTACTTGTTGACGTAATATCACTGTCGGTATAGTCTAACAGTTTTCCTAATAAGGCCGCTCTAGCTAAAGGAGCTAGATAATGTAAGTTAAGTCCTATAAAACCATTATTAGTAGTATTGAAAGGCATAACCAAAGGAAAAGTATCGTAATAAGGCAGTGAGTCTTTTAACTTCGGATCGTATACAAACATATACATATTGCCAGGTTCGATGGTACTTTCAAACTCACCTATATCAGTTCTACTAACAGCATTATAGGTTTTTAGGTCACTGCCCATTTTTTTGACGGCACGCATATACCAGTTAAACGATCTGTCCTGGTCGCCTGCTTGTGCTCTTATGTTTTCAAATGGATTAGCCATACCATTATTTATAATGGTTTAGACACGGTTCACCTAATTCATTGGTGTATAATATAACTTTGTCATTCACAATTACCAAGTTTTCAGTGTACTCTATATTGTAAGGCTGATAAAATTCATCTAATTTGCTATGATGTTCGCCAATTTCATATCCCATTGTAGAGTATTTTACAAAAGTATTTTTCCAATTGTTTAAATCTAACTCATCTATAATTTTAGGCCAATCATTTTTATTGTGAAAGTTATAGCAATATTTAGACTTTTCTTTCAGTTTGGAAGTTAGATCTGTAGTAGCATTGTCAGTTATTGTTACTTTTATTCTATAGTCATCTTTCCACCAAGACATACAATTCAATCTAGCATTTCCTGGGTGTATGCTATGAAAACCGCTCGAATACGTCAAAATATTAAGAGGTACTCTATATGTTTTAAGTCCGGCGTGGGCAAAATAATGATACTTACTCCAGTCATATATGTGAGCTCTTAATAGATCTTTATCATTTAATACTATATACTCTGGAGGATACTCGTAATATATCTTTTTTTTAGTGGTTAGTTTTTTAGTATCACCTGTGTATCTTGTATGCCATTTTTTAAAGTTTTTTTTGAAATCAACTTTGAAAATTTCTTTGAAGTCTTTAACTGCTATATCAAATAACAAGTAGTTCTGATCGGATGCTGAAGTGACTCCCGATATAATATCAGTGTGTTCGATTTCCACCCAACTCATTTATAGTCCTTTAAAGAAAATTTAGTGCCTATCATGTGGTCTATAGATGCATTTGCTGCATTGCTCCACACAAGAACTTCCGGGTTTTCATATAAGAAGTCACAGTTCTTACAATAGTCTATTTCATCAAACCGACCTTCTTTGTGTAATTTACGAAGCTCCTCATACTTTTCACCGAAATATATTTCTTCTAGTGTTTGTTCTGAAAAGTGTCCTAATACACTTTTGGCTTCATTAGGGGGTCCTAATGTTTGACAACAAGGAGTTACTGCGCCTGTTTGCCCGTTATTACCACCCGCCCGTATGGTTATTTCAGGAGCGAAAGGCCTGCCGCAGCTACGTTTTACAGGAGCTTCTCTACCATACGAAGGTTTATAATTGCCGCTCCAATTGTGCATTTTCCATATGTAGCCAATGGTTCCTATTTTATTAATGACATTGCGCCTGTATTCCTCAACTTCAAAATCAATTTGATTTTTGTTAAGAATGAGATGATAGGAACTTACTTCACACTCGCTACCTGATTCTGCAATGTATTGTTTTAACTTAATAGCATTATCCATTACTAAGTCAAAGTTATCCATGCTCATCCATTCTTTGTAGGTTCTTCTATCATACCCAATGAAACTAAAACGCATAAATCCCAATCCAGCATCTACAACATCTTTCATAAAGTCGCCACGTAGAAAACTTCCATTGGAGTACATATAGGATTTGAGACCACGTCTTGTCACTGCCTCTACATACTCAGGCAGTCGTTTGTTCATAGTAGGCTCACCGCTACCCTCAAGATTGATAATCGGTGTTCCGTACTTGGGAGTTATTTGGTCAAGTATATTCTCAAACATATCTAATGGCATGATACGAGTCCAGTCTTTTCCACGGCCGGGATCTGAATGAGGACACATAGCGCAGGAGTAATTACACCCGCCGGCTACTTCAATTACAGCTCTTTCAAGATTCATATACCTAATTCTTTTTCGGTTATCAATTTAAATTCCCATTCTCTTGCATCACAAAAAGATTTTGCGGCTTCCCATTTTGCTAAATTTACACCCCATTGCATAACTTCATTTATAAACCTTTTAGTTTTGCGTTTCGGTCTCTTTGGTTCTTGTGTGAAACGATATGGTTTGACTTCAACCAAATATCGTTTAATCTTATTATTACTTATAACTTTCACATAAAAATCTACAAAATACCTATGTATTCTATTGTCTAAAGGAGAACGATAAGGTATAACAACTTCTTCAGACCCCCATTCTAGTACATCTGGATTTTTATCACACCAATTCATAAATTTTAACTCATACCCAGAGCGATAAATAATGTTGGTAACATTCCCTTTATACTTAGATGGATTATTGGGAACGAACCTTCCTTGATATAATTCTTTTGTATATGTCATAGGTGTTATAAATAGAATAAACTTGTATTTATTTATTAACGGGATTAATAGACAAATGGCGATCACATTAAGAAGTTCTTTACCTAGAGCTTTAACAATAACAGAATTAGATGGTAATTTTACCGATCTAGACAGCAGAGTAGACTCTGCTGCTACGGATATTACTACCTTAGAAGGTAGAGTTACTACAAATGAGGGAGATATTTCTACCTTAGAAGGTAGGGTTACTACAAATGAAGGTGACATTGGCACTTTACAAACAGACATTGGCACTTTACAAACAGATGTATCCGGAAAGTTAGATGCTGCCGATGGAAATGCTACCGGTACGTTAAGTGCAGAAATTATATCTGCTACAGATGACATTACTACTACTGCTGATTTACAGGGGGCAAATCTTGTCGATACTATTATCAGAGGAAAAGTACAGGCTTTAGGTAATATTACAGGTACAAATAATATTGATTTAAATAGTGGTGACACAGTTACTTGTAGGCTTACAGGAAATACTACTTTTACAGTTTCAGGACTTGTAAGTGGTTCCGTAAATACAGTATATCTTGTAATAGAAAACTCATCTGCAGGTACTATTACTTTCCCGACAACCACTACCTTTAATAGAGGTGGTTCTATTATTACCGGTACAGGCAAAACTCTTATTATTTTAGACTCAGTAGATAACGGTTCAACTTGGATGGGTGTTCAGTCTTGGCGTAGTTATTCATAAGGGCATATAATGAGTTGGACTAGAAAATTATTTTTACAAGGTGGGCAAGTAACTAATAGAAATACTAGTTTTGCAACCAACACCACGACAAATTTTAACACCAATACTTCCCAGATAACTTCTTGGTTAACAAATAGATTAACCTCTACAGTTTGGGGGGTAAATGCAAATACGTCTACAACATTTCAGACTAGTCGAACAACAGACGGTACTGCTACTAGAAACACTACAACTACTTGGCCAATTACCACATGGGGAGTTGCAACTTCATATCCTGCTTACAGTAGAAATACAGTAGAATGTGTTGTAAATAATGTAACCTCTTATACTACACCATCTGTCAATACATCTAGAACGACCTCACGAACAACCAGCTCCGGTCCTGTTCCTGATAGTATAAGTAGAACTTACTTTGATACTTGTTACAACACAACCGTAACTAATTGGGCCCAGACTTGCTATGCCACTAACTATAATACAACCTGTAGTACAGTATCTAGCTCTGTTAGTACAAACACAACAATTACTCCTTACAGTTATACCCAACCTGTTTCTGGATGTAGATATTATAACTGTAGCGGTCTTTACGATGAAGATAGTGCATCACCTGGATGTTCTTTGCAGTCGTGTGGTGCACCTAGTTACACATATATAAGCTGTCCTGTGACTCAAAGTGTAGTAAACACTACGTGTGAGGAATATGGTTATTATTACGGGGTCTATTGTGTAGATGCTGAGACCTGGGCATTACAATGTTCAGACTACGGTTATAACAGTGTTGATCCAAAATGTTCTACCAACGGTTGTTGTGTAATTTATGCCTATAATACGACAAATACTACATGGTACACCTCGAAACCAGAAACTGAGTGTTATGATTGTATAGAATTGTGTCAGGGAAATAATACAACATACTCGTATAATACCACGTTCACTACTTCATCATATGCCTGCACACTATCCAGAAACACTTGTCAGGATTATATTGCTAGTTACGGTTCACGGAATACTTGCCATCAAACTTCTACATATGTTACAAGTTTTATTTCATATAATTATACTACTGAGTGGACAACTAATTGGAGTGTACCCGGAACTCCGGTAGCCGGCGGAACAACACCGGTAACTAGCTGTTACAACACAACTACACAGTGGATTATAACTACGTATAATACCTATGCGATTACTGGGTCAGCTAGTAGAAATACTACGACAACATGGGGTGGAACTTATACTACATATTGGAATACTACAAGTACCTTTAATACTGTAAATACTCAGTCTAGAAATACAAGCACTGAATGGAATACTTCGGATACCACAACTTGGTTGACGAATACATCACAAATAACTAACACTACTACCAGCAGAACGACTAGCTGGATAACCGAATAATGGAGACACAATAATGTTATACGCTAGAATTAATCAGGAAACTAATGAAGTATTAGAATTTCCTATCTTTGAGGTTACTCTCAGAGATCGTTTATCTAATACTGTATTGCCGGATGTTATTACGGACTTTCATTTAGCAGGAACAAACTATGTTTGTGTTGAAGCCCCTCCTCTAGGCACTATTAACTTGAGAAATACTGAAACTCATAGCATTGCTCCTACAAGTGCAGTTTATATGCCCAATTTTGAAAAATTTATGAGGGAATATGAGTTAGTAGAAGTTCCTATAGGCAATCGTCCTGCTAGAAATGAAAATCGTTTAAAGACTTTAAGAAAAAGAAGAAAAGACGCATTTGCAGAATTAGATGCAAAGATAATGCAGGTACAAAGTCAGATTAGATTGGGATTGACTCCCAGTGCTGATCTTGCAGAACTTGATGCTAAAGCACAGGCTTGGAGAGACTTCACTTCACAAAATATTTGGGATATTGACGAGTTTACTTTCTTTACTATATAATACATATATTTTTTATAATGGATATAACATGAAATTTATCAACACCGCGTATGACCAATTACAGCCAATACCTAAAGATTTAAAAAAAGAGCCCGACAAGGAAGGGGGCAAAGCAGAACCTAGGTGGGCATCAAATAGAATGTCGGATAGGTCCAATGAAAGGATGAAAATTGGACCTTACGCCACAAGATCAATAAGAAATGATTGGGCAGTAGAAAACGAGGAGGTAGTAAGAAACCTATGTCCTTGGCCAATCACCTATGATGTTAGCTCATTACAACCAACGGATTTTTGTGAATTCACCTACACTGAATTTGCAGGTGGTGGTATATGGGTAACTACACAGTCCAGAGAAGTCAATTGTCGTTTAATAGATTTTGCTTCAAAAATAGACTCTGGTAAAAAAGGTGAAGAGCTTTTTGATAAATTTGTTGCATCATTTAGTGACAAATATGTGTTAGAAGAATTGCCAGAAGAACATCAAGACAAAAAACATATTGTGTTTTTGCCTGGACACAATCTTTTAGATTTAATAGACACCACAGAATTAGAAAGGTTGTTATCAGTAGAACAAGACATTGTTGTTAAGCCACACCCTCTCACCAATACAGATGCTATTAGGATGGTTTCCTCTAGATGTGGGTGGCATAAGGTACTTCCTAGAAATGCGTCTGGGGCTAAGTTACTAGAAAATTGTGAAACTGTTTATAGTACGACTGCTTCTGAAATGATTATCACTGGAGCTTGTTTAGGTAAAACAGTGTATGATATTTCTAGATGGGATAGCGCAGGTGCTGGAGTCTATCAACCCATTCACAGAATCATTACTTATTTACAAAAACGTGAAGGTAAAGAAGCGGCGAAAAAAGCAATCGCCAATATTCTAGCCTGTCCTTGGTCGGGTATTGTTTTTGAGTTTATGGATGACTATCAAGATCGTTTAAAACAATATTACGATAAAGCATTAGAGCTTAGAGAATTGTATAGACCTCTTTCATGTGGTCGTGGTATCATTGATAAGAAAAAGGAGAAAGCTAAAAATGAGTCCTGAAATGAGAGAACGAGCGACCACCTGTAATTCTTGTGAACATCTAAACAAAACTCTCAGTATTTGTAAAAAGTGTGGATGCTTTATGCCAGCAAAAGTTAGACTAAAATGGGCATCATGTCCAATTGGTAAATGGGGCAAAATAGAAACAAAAGAAGTTACTGAAGAATCAACCGAAAAGTAATTTTATCGTTATAAATAAGGTAAACAAACAAACAAAGGTTTACCTTAATGGCCGGCGAAGAAAATCCATATAGTTTAACAAACATAGAATCCACTAGATCTAGTGCTATAAATATTGCTAGAAACAAACAAGCAAGTTTACCAGCAAAAGACCTATCGTCTCCTAAGACTTTATCCTACCCAGCAAACCTGCAGGAAAATACTGAGTTTGTACACAGTGTTATTTTTTATATCAATGTAAGAAATAATACTAGAGTAGGAAACGCTGCCCAGTCTCTGGTTGATTCCGGTTCTACAGAATGGCTTGCCGCTCAGGAAAAATTGACCGAACAATACGCAAGCGAAAATAGAGTAAATTCTGAAGCTGCTGATGGTGCTTTAGCAGGAGTAGGAGCGGTTGCAGCGGGAACAGCTGCATATGCTACATTAAAAACAACTGTTGAGGGAGGATCTCCTGGCGGTAAAATAATGGAAACAGGTCTCGTTGCGGCCGCTGCTGGTGCTCCATTGACAATGGCAAGCACAAGCTCTACTATTAGATTGCTGTCTGCTATAGAATTATATGTATCTGCACCACCTAGCGCATCGTATAGTGCAGAATGGGAGAATGCTGAGATGGGGGCTCTCGGTGGAGCACTTGCTTCAGGCGGAGATCTGATTGCTAGAAAAGAAAACGGAGATGTAGATTTTCAAGGAATGTTAGATTCGGGTCAGGGCTTTGGTGCTTTATTGGTTAGGGGTGTAATACAAAATGCAGCTAAACCTGCTAGAGAGTTTGGGTTATCAGGAGATCTCTCTGGGTTGATCGAAGCCACTAGTAAAAAAGTAGCCAACCCATATAAAGAACAACTATTTAAAAATATGGGATTTAGAAAGTTTGGATTCCAATATAAGTTTGCCCCTAGAAGTGACGCTGAATTACAAAGTGTTATGGAGATAATTCAGATGTTCAAATATCATATGCACCCTGAGCTAGATCCTAGTAGACTATTTTTGATTTATCCTTCTGAATTCAATATTGAATATAGATACAAAGGTGAAAGAAACACCTACGTAAGTAAAATATCTACTTGTGCTCTTACTGATATGTCAGTTACGTATGGTGCCACAGACTTTACAACTTTTAAAGGCACTAAAGGCGGTCCTTCTGAAATCAATGTGAGTTTATCCTTCTCAGAACTGGAAACTCTCACAAACGACAGAATTGGAGAGCAATGGGGAGAAGGCTACTAATGTTTTTTAAATCAATATCAAACATTGCTTATAAGTTAGGAAGCAACAATACTGCACTAGTTAAAGATATTTTTAAAAGAGTAGGTTTAAAAAGACCTGCTGTGGGTAAGCTAGCGTTAGATTCTTATTATATACAAGAAGGTGACACCCCTGAAATTCTCGCTAAGAAATTTTATAACAACGTGTACTATCATTGGATAATTTTAGTAGTCAATGATATTGTAAATCCATATGAAGAATGGCCTAGAAATTCTAACGCAATGTTTGCCTATACTGAAGATAAATATGGGGTAGGGAATGCTTTAAAGGTACACCACTATGTATTAGAAGAAGACACCTCTATTATTGTAGATTATTCTACCGAATTGGATATTCTACCTATTACTAATCTTGACCATGAGATAGCTGAAAACGATTTAAAAAGACGTATTTGGTTACTGAAACCCGAATTTGTTAAAGAGTTTGTTTCTTCCTATAAAAAATTAATGGCTATATAATATGTCTGCAAGTGATGAAATACTACAAACAGCAGGTTCCGTTCTTACCGAAGAGTTATTTTTAACATTAGGTGACGGGACCGATGTAGATTTAATAAATTTTGTAGTAGAATTGAACTTATACGAGGATATCTTTTCTCCTTGCCTCACAGGCAGTGCCGTTATTGCTGATTCTTCCAACTTAATAGGAGAGTTACCAATAGTGGGGGTAGAATGGCTTACTATAAAATATAGAACTCCCACACTAGATGACATTCCAGGAAATGTAATTGAAAAAAGTTTTCAAGTGTATTCAATAGAAAATCGTACATTGAATAATGATAGAGAAACTTTTTATACGATTGCCTTCATTTCCTCAGAGGGATTTGTCGATCAAGTATCTACAGTCACAAAATCTTTTACTGACACTACAGACAAAATAGCAGGTAAAATATTCAAAGATTATCTCTCTCTGCCTAGAAAAATAGGTGCAGATAAAAAATCAAGTCTAGTAATAGGTGATACTCCTCATATTAGTAAGATTAGATATGTTTCTAATTATTGGTCTCCTTTTAAAAATATGTCTTTTTTAGGTAAAAGAACAAAAGGAGCAACCCTTAACGGTGCGGATTATTTCTTCTTTGAAAGTAATAAAGGGTTTTATTATATCAGTTTAGAATCATTGATAAACCAACAATTGTCCTCTGGATTGTTTGATGAGTATGTTATAGAGCTACAGAGAAATTTAATTCCTAGAAGACAATCTGGATATACATTCTATGGTAATCAGTTACCACCCGAGGCAACTAGAATAGAAAACATGAAAATGCCCAATACTGTAGATATATTAGAAGGCACTATAAAGGGGTATCATGCAAATTCTATTCGTGGATATGATCTAACTACAAAAAGAATGACTGAATCTACTTTCGATTACCGAGAAGAAATTGAGGGGTTTGTTCAAACAGATGCAGGTATTCCTATTCCGGATATCATTAGAAACCCCTTTGTTCATTCTAAATTTGTATCTTACAATACTAGTTTATTTGATGACTACGGGGTGACAGACCACTTAGATTTGCCCGAAGGCCATCCTGCACAATATATGACTGATAGGGTTCATTATAGACAATCATATATAAATTCTTTTAATAATTTTAAATTTGAAATTCAGATACCTGGTAGAACTGATATAGAAGTAGGAGCTTTAATTAACATATTGTATCCCTCAGCTCGTTCTATAGTCCAAGAGGAAAATTCTCCAGATCTTGTGTTCGATCAATATCTAACAGGAACGTATTTGATTACAGCTATTAAACATAAGTTTTTGTATGGTGAGCATAGTATTATTGCTGAAGTCGTTAAAAATGGACTTAAAGCAAGCATGGGAGAAAAGAGTGATTAGACCAAATTTTAAAATGTGGCTAGGTGTTGTAGAAGACAGGGCCGACCCAGAATTTTTAGGTAGATATCGTGTAAGGATATTGGGGTACCACACTGCTAACAAACAGATACTGCCGACTGTTGATTTGCCCTGGTCAGTTCCTGTTATGCCTGTTACTTCTGCTAGTGTGTCGGGTATTATGGATACCCCCTCTCTTGTTGAGGGATCAACAGTAGTAGGATTTTTTAGTGACGAAGACGACCAAATACCTGTTATAATAGGTTCACTTCCCGGTTTGCCTTTACACAGAGAGTCTAATCCTAATATAGGATTTTACGACCCCAATCAGCTATATCCTAGAAACGGAGAAGATCCTGGTTATAACAAACTAGGTGAACCTGACATATCTAGATTGGCTAGAGGCAAAGATGCTGAAACTCATGCAAGTCTTATTTCTAAAAGAGTAAACAAAGTCGAAGAAGTTCCTAGAGCTGTAGCTTCTAGTGTTGTTTCTGTTGCTGAAGATAAATCTGGTGCGACATACGAAAGAGAAACTTGGAGTGAACCGCATCCTAGATTTGGGACTACAAAAGATGGTAAGTATTCAGAAGCTGGTACAGTTCCTACATTTGACAACGGACTCACCTCTGTTTACCCATATAATAGAGTAGTAGAAACAGAATCGGGCCATGTGTTTGAAGTGGATGACACTCCCGGAAACGGAAGAATACATGAGTATCATAACTCAGGCACTTTTTATGAAATACAGCATGATGGTACTAGAATAACAAAAATAGTATCAGATGAATACGAAATTACAGTAGGGGATCGCAAAGTTTCTATTAGCGGAAACTGTGATGTTACTATTGCAGGCAATGCAAAACTTTATGTCAAAGGTGATATGTACACAGAGGTTGACGGGAATCAATTTAACACGGTCCGCGGAGATCGAGTTACTAAAATAGGTGGCAATGATGTTATGGAAGTATTGTCTGATTCTAATACACAGGTCAACGGCAATAGAGGTTATCGTGTTGCTAAAGATGATAGTGAAACTATTGTCGGCGCTCAAACACATACCGTCGGCAAAACAAAAACCACTACAGTGTCTGGGGAAGTAAGTGAAACTCATTTAGATAAAATGACAACGGTTGTTGCAACTGATTATAATATGGTCTCAGGTGGTAATACAGGTATAGCAGCCGGTGGTAACATTGTAGAAAGTGCAGACGGTGATGTTAGCACATCAGCCGGTGGCAATAGAAATGAAACAGCTTCGGGCAATATCACAGAAACTGCCTCTACAATTAATATGAACTAAAGGAGACTAAAATGAGTTGTGGTCCATCAAAAGAATTGCTGAAAATGGCAGATAAGATACAAGCTGGGAATCTCGCGGTAACTAATAAAATTAATTCTATAGCTAACGGTGCTATAGGAGGAATACAATCAGTTATTCAAGGTGCAGCAGATAATGTAAAGGGTGCATTGAAAGACGCCATACCTGAAATTAGCATACCAAAGAATCCTACTAGTTTACAGTCACAGGTTGCAGACCTTGCTAAAAAAGCAGCGCTTATAGGTCTAGCAGCTCCGGGTATTGCAGACTCATTAAAACAATTGAAAAGAGATTGGGGCGATGTAGATCTAGGAGACCTTGGTGATATTGATAATCTACCAAATAAACTCAGAACAGGCGCGTTAGATTTAGAAAGTTTATGTAAAAAAATACCGAATCTAGAAAAAGATGGGGTGGATGTAGTAGTTCGTGGTATACCTGTATCGTTCCCAAGCGTAGATGCGGCCGGTATTTTAAAAACCGGAAGAATGCCCACAATTACAAAACCTACACCTACTATAGATGTTAGTAGAAGACAATCTGAAGCCGCCGGAAGATTTTTAAATGTAAAAGTTCCTAAGTTATATGGTATTGGGATATAAATACAACTATGGAACGAGAAAAAAGTACAACAAGAATATATAAAGACTTTGACTTGAGTTTTGCGGTCAACCCTACTACGGGTGATTTGTCTAAGAAATTAGATGTAAATGCTGTTAAACAAAGTCTTAGAACTTTAATCCTTACCAATTATTACGAAAGACCTTTTGCCCCTGAAAAAGGAGCAAACTTGCGAGGTATGTTATTTGAAAATATAACACCTTTAGCAGCAAACGCAATGCAGAAAGTAATAGAAAATTTAGTAAACACATACGAACCTAGAGCAAAATTAGAGGATGTGGTGGTTAGAGCTAACATAGATAACAACGCATATGAGATTAGCATATATTATTATGTTGTGGGTTTCCCACAGCCTCAAACTCTTAATACCACATTAGAGAGACTAAGGTAAGAAAATGCCTCAAATAAATGTAACAGAACTAGACTTTGATCTTATCAAACAAAATCTGAAGAACTTTTTATCTTCACAGAGCGAGTTATCTGACTATGATTTTGAAGGATCAGCGCTTTCCATATTGATTGATACCCTTGCATATAATACCCATTATAATGCAATGTTAGCTCATCTAATTGCCAATGAATCATTTTTAGATTCTGCTATTAAAAGAAGCTCTATTGTTTCTCTTGCTAAAGCTATAGGATACACTCCTAGATCTAGAAGATGTGCTACTGCTACTGTAACATTTAAAATACAACCACCTGATGGTTATTCTGAATCAGTGTATACACTGTCTAGAGATACCGTTTTTGAAGCGGCCGTAGAAGGAACTTCATACACTTTTTATCCTTCAGAGACATTACAAACTACATTAGAAGATGATGCTGGAACACCTAGATTTATATTCAATAATATGTTATTGAAAGAAGGTAAAAGAGTATCAAATAAGTTTTTAATTTCTAGTGGTAATGAAACAAAATCATTAGTTATACCTAACAAAAATATTGATACTTCTACACTTAGAGTAAGAGTACAAACATCTGGGTCTGATTTTACTGTAACTTCTTATAACTCTCATGTCGGTTTATTAGATATAACCAACACAAGTAAAGTATACTTTTTAGAAGAAACTATTGACGGTACCTACTCTATAAGATTTGGTGATGACGTATTGGGCAAAAAATTAGTGCCTGGTAATGTAGTGCTAGTTGATTACATCAATACAAATGGTGATGAGGCAAACGGTGCTAGATCATTTTCTTGTGCGAGAGTATTAACAGGGGCAACAGAAATTTTTACCACTACTTTAGTAAATAAAGCTTCCGGTGGACAAAAGAAAGAAAGCATAGATAGTATTAAATTAAACGCTCCTAGATACAACAGTGCGAGAGAAAGAGGAGTAACCTCAGCTGACTATAAGAGTCTTATTCTTGCAAGTAATTCTAATATTAGATCTTGTGCAGTTTGGGGAGGCGAAGAAAACGATCCTCCTATATACGGTAAGGTTTTTATATCTTTAGATCCTATGCCCGGACAGGTAATAACAGAACAAGATAAAGAAAATATAACAACAGGTGTTATTATACCTAAAGGATCAGTTTCTATTTTACCGGAATATATAGATCCGGAATACACTTATATTGCTCTTAAAGTGGGAGTAGTGTACGATCCTAATATCACTGCTTTATCAGCAGGACAAATACAAGCATCTGTAAGTAGTGCAATCAGAGACTACTTTGCTACAGATCTAAATGTGTTAAATACAAGTTTGTATTATTCTAGGCTGCATAATATAGTCAAAGAATCTTCTACATCTATTATTTCGGTTAATATTATTCCTATTATACAAAAAAGATTAAGTCCAATATTGAACACTGCTTCTACATATACATTTAGTTTTAATTCTAGGATTCAACCAAGAGAATTACACTCTACGTGGTTCGATGCAATTCTTAATGAAACAACTTACAAAGTAAAACTACAAGATTTACCAAATTCAAATGTTGCGCCTCCTGCATACAACGGAAACGGAATAATATATTTACAAACTCAAACAGGTACTAATGTAGGAACGGTAGGAACTGTAGACTATTCTACAGGTAAAATACAATTATCAGCATTGAATGTTAAAAATCTATATGGTTCAGAAGTAGCCATACGTATAAACACTAGACCGCACGATGAATCTAAAGACATACTTACAAGTGTGTTGACTAGAACTTCAGCTACTTCAACATCAGCTGTTGTTGCAAAACCTTCAAAAAATACTGTCTTAACTTTAGATAATAGTATTTTGAGCGCCATTACAGGGTCTAGGAAAGGTTTAGATATAAGTGTAACAGCTAAAGGATACTAATGGCACATCAAATTAGTGAATCTACAAGATTTGTTTCTGAAGTAGACATTGCCAGCGGTGGTAGTGGTTACACCAGTCCCCCTACCTTAACATTTAGTGGCGGTGGAGGCTCAGGTGCGGCTGCAACAGCTTCAGTTTATAACGGTAGTATTGTCGGCGTAGAAATAACAAATGTCGGAAGTGGTTATACTGCATCTCCAACGATAACTGTCACGGGTGACGGGACCGGTGCTTCATTAACAGCAATCTTAGATTATGCTAATACCGGCGTACAGGAATATTTAGAAAAATCAAGTTTAGGTATTAAGTATACGCTTCCTGAATTTATTAGAGAAGACTACCCAGACTTTGTTACCTTCCTAGAAAAATATTATGAGTTTATGGACAGCGATGGTAATCCTGCCAACGTACTTCTTAACAAACATTTTTATGACCTAGAAGAATTTGAGGACACTGAACTTTATAAAAAAGCACTAGAGCTTGCAAAAGACTTTCCACAAATATTGCAGATTGATAAAAAAACTTTATATAAAAATATAAAGTCTATATATGAATCTAAAGGTTCAGAAAGATCTATTAAAGCATTTTTTAAAATTCTTTTTAATGAAAGCGTAGAAGTCTTTTATCCTAGTAAGTATATTTTAAAAGCCTCTGACGGTATTTGGCAACAAGAAAAATCAATAAAAGTATTATTGGGAGAAAACAATTACAAACCTTCTAGTTTGTATGGCAAACTAATTGATATTGTTTACTACGAGACTCCTAACTATTACACAGAAGAAGGTACAGGATATCGTAGACCAAATACACTTCCTAGAACCTTAACTGCATCGGCAGTAAGAGCAAACAAAAGTGCGTATACTTTTCCCTTTAAATATGAATTATTCTTGGACCTTCCTGCTTCTGTTACTAGCATTATAGGAGAAGGTGCAGGCGCGGCTGCGACTGCTACCGTGATGGGTGGTATAATTACATCTGTATCTATAACTTCACAAGGTACCGGATACTATTCAGCTCCGGACATTGTTGTAACAGATTCTACAGGAACAGGGGCAGATTTAGTAGCTACTGTTTCTAATGGGAAAGTAACGGAGATTAGAGTAAACAACGGTGGTACTGGATATGTATCGCCGACTCTGACATTAGATACCTCAGACTATACTTCTTTTGCAGTTTTGAACGGCGAAGATGCTATTCCTGAAAACTCAAAAGGATATCTTTGTAGAGTTTTAACAGGAGTAACTTCCGGTAGTTATAGCGGATCTAATGCAGGTTTTAAAATAGGCGATGTGTTTTCTTTCTCAGAGAACGATAACGACCTTTCTTATATAAGAGTAACAGCAGTAGGCACTACTAATGTGCCAACTGCTTACGAGATTATTGCGCCCGGTTCTGGATATACTTCAGCTTCTTTGACGCAAGTTATTACTTCTGACACAAATGTATCATTAACACTCACATTAACTACATCTTACCTTTTTTCTTATCCCGGTAAATTCAAGGACGATAAAGGTAAGTTATCAGATGTAAATTTAATTCAAGACAATTACAAGTATCAAAGTTATTCTTATATAATAAAATCCTCATTGCCTCAATATATTTGGAATGATGTCTTTAGACAACATATGCACCCTGCTGGTAAAGAAGTTTTTGGAGATCTAATTATTGTAAATGACATCTCCCTTGACATTTCTTTCACAGTCGATGGTATTGAATTGAATGAGTTTATAACTGAATCGGTATTGACAGCATCTGATGAAATTCTTATCGCAGTACACTACTATAGAGATTATGAAGATTCCTTTACTGTTGACGATGATATTTTCGTTATATCCATTGAGCCTTATTATGCGGATTCAGTATTAGCTAATGATGTCTGTGTACAGGATTATGTAGATGACACCTATGTTGAATGTCAATACGTGGGCACCGGCGGCATAATTATGAACTTCGGCAAAAATCTTTCAGAATCTGTTGTTTCAACTGATTCATTTGAAAGGGTTGTCGGTTATAATTTGGATTTAGAAACTACTGTAAACACCTCTCAATTGTTAAGTGTTGTTTACAGCAAATCACTACCGACGGAAACTGTTTCTGTTACTGAAACATTTTTAGCAGGATTAGGATTCCCAAGATCGCTTAGTGATACAGTAAGTGCTTCTGTAATAACAGTGTTAGGTGTAGGAAAGAATATTTCAGATTCTGCTACTACCACTGATACTTTAGGCATAAATATAACTAAACAAGTATATGACCCTATTGGGTTTAACTCAATTCCAAGTGCTAATGATGAATTCACAAAACAAGTATCTTGGAGTAGAACTTTCAATGAAACACCGACTGTCTCAGACAGCGGAACAATAACAGGACCTCAAGATTATATCAGCGAAGATTATTTCTTAGAAGATTTTATGTCAGGATATAATTATGGTTCATTTTAAATTTGGAGATATTTTAAATGTTTAATAAAAAATTAAATGTGACCGGTAAAGTAGACGTAGTAGTTTATGATACAGACGGCAACATTAAAGATGAGCGTCACATATCTAATCTAGTCGTTGATACTGGCCTAGACTTTATTGCGTCTCGCATGGCAGGCACAGCTTCTTCAGTAATGTCACACATGGCAATTGGAACCGGTGCAACTGCACCTGTAGCTGCTAATACAGGATTGGGTAGTGAATCAGCTCGTGTTGTTCTTGATTCTACAACCGCAACTGATAACAGTGTAGCATACGTTGCTACTTTTGGTGCAGGGGTAGGTACAGCATCTTTAACAGAAGCAGGTATCTTTAATGCTTCTTCTGCCGGTGATATGCTTTGTCGTGTAACTTACTCTGTAATTAACAAGGGTGCTGCAGACACAATGACTATTACTTGGACTATTACTATTTCTTAAGGTAAGTAGATGTCACTTTTATTGACAAGATCAGGAAGAGTAGAGCTGGCTAGATCCTTTCATAGGGATATTCAAAATGCCAACGACTACTATTACTACACTATCGGAAAAACCGATTCTTGGATTAATCCAGAAACCGGTTTAGCTGATGAGAGTTCGCCGGAAGTTGGTATAGATTCTAACGCATATATTAATCAATATCGAAGAAATATTCTTTTTATGCAAAGACTGACTTCTGCTGATACTTGTCATTTAATTAGAAGAATAGACTGGGATGTAAGTCAGGAAACTGTATATGATCCTTATGACGATGCTTATTCTTCTGATAATCCTGCTCATTCAGAAGCTACAAATCTTGCAGATGCAAACTTCTATGTCCTTACTAGTGATATGCGTGTATACCTCTGTTTAGATAATAACAATAATTCACTGAGCACTACCAAACCTGAAGGCACTGGACCAATTCCTTTTGAACACGACGCTGACAATCAAGACGGTTATAAATGGAAATTTATGTGTGAGATATCAGCAGCAGATCAAACTAAATTTTTAGATGATAACTGGATGCCTGTTAGAAAACTTACAGGCAATCCGCAATTTGATGTTAATGGTGTTGTAGACGGTCTTACTATTACTGCTGGTGGTAGTTACACTTCAGCACCTGAAGTTATTATTAACGGTGATGGTGTTGATGCTGGTGCTACTTGTACTATTAATAGTAGCGGTGAAGTAGACAGTATTACCATTACATCTCAGGGGTCTGGATATTCTTTTGCTATTGTAGAATTCGTCGGTGACGGTACAGGGGCTGAGGCTACTGTTACACTAGGAGAACCGGATTCACTTCCAGCTTTACAAGCAGCAGTAGAAGCGGCCGCTATCCCAGGCACGCTTGACAGGGTTGTAATAACTACTCCAGGTTCTGGGTACGCTCAAAATGACGTTAGCGTTGTAATTACTGGCGACGGTACTGGAGCTACAGCTGATGCAGTAGTAGTCGGCGGTATAGTAACTTCTATAGATATTACAAATGCTGGGTCAGGGTATACATATGCTAATGTTTCTATAACACAAGTCGGAGGAACAGGCACAGATTTTGCAGCTAGAGCTATTGTTTCTCCGGTGGAAGGACACGGTGCTAATGTTGTAAGAGGATTTTATTCTTCTACTGTGGGTATTGTAACTACAATATATGACAAGGACAACGAAGATTTAGTTTTAGATAATGATTTTAGACAGATAGGTTTAGCGAAGAATTTTCGCCGGTATGGTGGAACAGGTATATGGACTGGTAGAACTGCCACTGCAGCATTTGTAGTTTATACTGATGATACTTCAGATTTCTTAAACACAGATAATGGGTACGACAGTATAATCACCACACCAGACGGCGGAGAGTTTATTGTATCACAAATAAGAATTGATGATACTGGAACAGCTGCCTATCAAGTTTATTTGTTACCCATCGTTCCTCTAATTTCATTGGACAATGGAAACTGGACAAATACATCTACAGGCAATAGTGTTGTAGTAGCTAATATAAATAGTATCGCTAATCCTGAAGTAAGTATTGCAACAGGAGAAGTTATATACATTGAAAACCGTGCGCCGGTAACTAGGTCAGTAGATCAGGCTGAAACTATTAAGGTAATTGTAAACTTCTAGGAATAAAATAAATGTCGCTTAATTTAAACATTGATCCGTATTTTGATAACTTTGATCCTGAAAAGAACTATAACAGGATCTTGTTCAAACCAGGTGTGGCAGTACAAGCCAGAGAGCTTACCCAGCTGCAAACCACTTTGCAAGATCAGTTATCGAACCTTGGAAGCTTCACATTAAAAGAAGGTGCAATTATATCTGGCTGTGAGGAAAGCATTTCTCTTGTAGACTATGTTAAAATTGAGGACGTAGATGATGACGGCGTTACCCTTAATAACAATCAGCTAGTAAACTTTATTGGAGAAGAAGTAACCGGAGAGTCTGGACTTGTAGCTACTATTGTAGATGTCAGATCTGGTCTAACCACATCTGCTCCTAACATGAAAACTTTGTATCTCGCATACACCTCTTTTGGAAATAGCGCTACTAGAAATTTCCAAGCGGACGAAATTTTAACTGTTACTAGCAATGGCAATTACCGAGGAAAAACCTTTCAAGTTAATGCAAGAGAAGGCTCTACCATAGGTGATAGGTATTTTGGATCTACAACTAAAATACAGCTTTCTCCTGGCATCATATATGCTAAGGGTCAGTTTTTAAGAACTGAAAAAATATCTACTTATGTACATCCTTACAGTGCAGCAATCAGAGCAAAAATAGGGTTTGTTATTGCAGAATCTATTGTACAGTCTAATGATGACAATACTCTTTTAGATCCTGCTAGAGGAACTTATAACTTTAATGCTCCCGGTGCAGACAGATATAAAGTAACAGCAAGCTTAGCTTCTTATGCTTTTAATGTATCTATCCCTGATAATTTCTTTACATATGCTGAATTCCAGTACGGTAACATTATTAGGACTAGAACTAAAATAGATTCTTTAGGACAACTAAGCGATCAAATAGCTAAGAGAGCATACGAAGCTAATGGTAATTACATTGTAAATGGATTACTTGTTTCATTAAAAGAACACTTAAATGATGGTGAAAATGGCGGCGTGTTTTCAGCAGCTAACGGCGGCGATGCTACTAAACTGGCAGTATTCGTAGAACCAGGTAAAGCAAATGTTGCAGGTTACTTGAGAGAATTAAAAGCTGCTCAGTTAATAGCTGTAGATAAACCTACAGATACAATAACAAGTGTTGATGCTACTGTTACCACTTCATATGGAAACTATATAGAAGTAGATGAATTTTGTGGTGTTTGGGACGTAGACGGCGGCAATCCAGTAACATTATATTCTGCTGCACAAGACAGAGTAAGTGGTGGAAAATACAGTGACACTGGTACTTATGCGGTTACTGGAAGCAGAGTGGGTACAGCCAAAGTTAGACATATTGTTCTTGAATCCGGAACTGCAGGTACTGCTTCTGCTAAATATAGAATGTATCTATATGATATTAAAATGGAGTCCGGAGAATTCAAAAACGTAAGAAGTGTTTATTACGATCAAACTGACGCTGACGGATTTGCTGACATAGTTCTTAATGATGACGGCAATGCTTTTGTATACGAGTCCAACTTTAATAGATTTTTATGGAAACTTCCCAAGACTTTTGTTAAGTCTTTAAAAACAGGAAGCTCACCTTCATACGATTATTCTTTTAGTTACACAAAAGAGTTTGACGTACAATTGGGATCTAATGGTATAGTAACACTTTCGGTTTCAGGTAATGAAAGTTTCCCATTCAGCTCATCTCCTTCCCCTACAGAAATAACTGCAGGTATGGTATTAGTTTCAAAGGATGATATTGTTGTTGGTACTAATAATATATCAGCTGGCGAGCACATTGATTTAACATCAGCTACAGTTTCTACTACTTCTTCTACAGTTACTATAAACTTGGGCGGCGCTGCATCTGGAGGATTAAACCTTAGAGCTTACTTAACAACGATAGTATCTAATACTGCTCCTATAGCAAAAACTTGTATAACAAATCAATATGTAAAGATTGACACCAATACTAACTTATCCGGAACTTCCGGTGAATATAATTTAGGCGTTTCAGATGTATTTAAAATAAGAAGTATTACAGCATCTTCTAATTCTGATTACACAACAGGTGCAATTGATGTTACTAATCAATTTAGAATAGACAATGGTCAACGAGATAACTATTACGGTTTTGCTAGCATTAAGAAAAAAGCAAGTAGTACATTAGATTTATCTACTTATTCTTACTTGTTAATTAATCTAGATTACTTTAGCAGAACAGTGTCCGGTCCTACTTTTGCTTGTATTGATTCCTATCCTGTAGATGACACAGGACTCGCAGGAATCAAGACAGAAGAAGTTCCGGTATATTCTTCTCAGAAAAACGGTGTGTATGATCTAAGAAACGCTATTGACTTTAGACCTTATGTTTCTAACACTGCTGCTATAGCTGCGGCGGGCAACCCCAGTGAAGAACCCACAGCAGGAGAAATCACAACTGCTATTGCGGCTGCTACTGTTAACCCAGGCTCTATAGCTATAATTGACAAAGGCGCAGGTTTAACTAACCCTGTTCCGGTCGAACAATTCCAAACAGATATGGATTCTTACTTAGCACAGGGTGCAAGGGTTGTTCTAGATGCAAAAGGCGAGTTCCGTGTAATCACTGGACCACAGTCTGAAAGTGTAAAAATACCTGCTGTAGAAAGTGTTCAAATGATGACACTTGCTACTTTCATTATGCCTCCTTATCCTTCATTGGCATCTAACGCTGCTAAAATTTACAATAGACCTGACATGGGTATTAAAGTTTCTCAGGTAGAGAATCCTAGATATACAATGAGGGATATTAGCGCTCTTGAAAAGAGAATCAAAAACTTAGAATATTATACCTCTCTTTCCATGTTAGAAAGAGAAGCGAAAGATGCTAAATTCTTTGCAGACGATGGTATTACCGAAAGATTTAAAAATGGTCTACTAGTAGATGCTTTCAGAGGGCACAGTGTAGCTGCTGTAAATAATCCAGACTTTAGAGCGGCCATTGATGTAGGCAAACAAGAACTTAGATCTTATTTTACTGATGATACGCTAGATTTCAAAGTGATATACACAGGAGATGACCAAGAAGGCGCTCAATCAAAAGGAGTGTTTCATATTCCTTTCCAGGAACTGGTATATGCTGAACAGTTACAGGCCAGTAAAGCGAATTCTATTGTAATTGAATTATTATACGACAATACTCCTGATCCTGCTAAACCGATTGAAGTTATCAAAGAAGAAGATCCTCCGGTTGTTATAGATGACACCGGGGAAGAAGTTGAGGTCGAGCCAGAAATCATTGTAGATCCAGAACCCGTACCCGTACCTATTCCTCCTCAACCGGATCCTGAACCTACTCCAAACCCAGAAGAAGAAGATTGGGTGCCGCCAACGCCACCACCGCCTGTTTATCGTTTGATAAGAAGCGACTCTGCTGTAGACGAAGGCGGAACCGTCAGTGTCATACTAGAAGCAATCGGCTCTGATCCTGAAACAACAGTGGGCTGGACGGTTACAGGAATATCTACTTCTGATTTAGATAGTGGTTCTTTATCAGGTACGTTCACTGTGCCAGATAATCTTACTGCTAGTTTTCAAATAGCAAATGATGCTTATACTGAAGGCACTGAAACTTTAGTTCTAACATTAGATAGCACAGATAGTTTAGGTTTTTCAGCAGGGGCATCTACTAGCATTACTATCAATGATACTAGCACAACACCAGTAGCATCACCTGACCCGGATCCTACGCCTACTTGTATTTCTCCTTATGTTCTAGATTCTGATCAAGCGAATTGTGTTCCTCCTGCTTGTCCAGGCGGTTATGCGTGGTCAGCTTCGGCACAAGCCTGTGAAAGAGTAAGTCCTCCTGTTGTTCACTATTCGGGCAATATGAATATTGATCCTGAAGAAGATAGATGGCATGACACTACATATGTAGAGCCAACATACAACAACAAAACAGGTAATTACGATCAATTCAATTACGATGATGCTTGGAACGTAACTTGGGATGGCTGGACACAAGTCAACCTCGATATACAAGAATCTACCAAGTCATGGGAAGATCAAACAGGCTATAGCGAGACATTTGCCGGAACTGAATACGGCAATGCCGGGTGGGGTGAAAATGGGTATGACTATTATGAAGTAGCTAACATATATACTACGTTTACTACCTGGACAGCTTATGAACAAACTACTTCTAATAAGATAGAAACAGGATATGAAACAGGGTATTCAACATATGCCGGTAATTTACCTGAGGATATCATTGTTACAGTGGGCGAAAAGACAGTTAATACAACTATTGTCGCTAAGATTAGACCTGTAACTATTAATTTTGTGTGTTCAGGATTAGCTCCTAATGCAATTCACTCTGTCACAGCGGGTGGTATTTCTAAGGGAAGTGTTACTACTGACAGCAACGGAAACTGTCAAGGATCTCTCAATATTAATGAGGGTGAGTTTAATGCAGGCCCTGTAAGTATTATGGTATCTGGAACAAATTCTTACTCTAGTTCTTCAACTGCGAGTGCTACTTTCTATGGCGGCGACACTGTTGTGAGTAAAAGAGTAGAGTATGACAGAATTAAAGCGCCACAACCTGCTAAGAAACAAGTAGAAGGTCCTATTGTTGTTAAAGACCCTGTACAGATTATAGGCGACCCTGTAGAAAAAAGAAGCTGGACAGTGGAAGACGTTAGAGTAGATTATATTAGTACGTACAATCCATATGGTTACGGTTATTACAATTCAACTCCTAATGTGGTATCTAACAATCCCGGTATATCTATAGTTACAGATACAGCTATTGCTTCTGCTGCAGCTGCTGGTTGGTCTACACAAGAAGTCATTGATACTTTAAACAATACTGCATTATCATATGGTACTACATCTCAGGGAGCTGTGTTATCACAAAGTAACAACTTTGATATTAGTACCGATACTGCAATTACATTCGAGCCAATTTACACCGATCTTGATATTGAGGTTCAAATTGCTGAAGCAGAGCTGATGATGAAGTATTATTATTATGATGCTGGTATGTACGGTGGATTCTGTGGCTACGGTGACCCAATGGCTCAGACATTTACAGTAGAAGGTATGGTTGGCGGTATGTATGTTTCTTCTGTAGATCTTTTCTTCAAATCAATTTCAAAAGAAAGCGATAACCATGGCATCACATTAGAACTCAGAGAAGTAATTAACGGATATCCAGGACCTACAGTAATACCTGGCGGGTCTGTACATAAAACTAGAAGCGACTGTAATATTTCTACAACAGCATCTAACGGTGAGGTTTCTTTTAAAGCAACTACATTTAGATTCCCAACACCAGTATTTTTAGAAGCAGATAAAGAATATTGTATTGTTCCTATTCCAGATGCAGATGATCCCAATTACAAAGTTTGGATTGCTGAATTAGGACAGAACAATGTCGGCACAAGCAGAGTAATTAGTAAGCAGGCAGCTTCAGGTATTCTGTTTACTTCTGCAAACAACAGAACTTGGACTGCACACCAGTCAGAAGATTTGATGTTTAGAATTAATCGCTGTGTGTTTAGAACAAATAGAGATTATACAATCACCGCTAAGAACGAAAATCACGATTGGATGGACTTTACAGGTTTCAGTACCGGTACTGGATTTACAATGGGCAACTATATTAATGGATTTGACTTTACTATCGTTGATGGCGGATCTGGATATAGCAGTGCTACAGTCACTATAGATGCACCTCCTCTTGGTGGTGTGCAGGCAACAGCAACTGCTACTATTGTAGGTGAAGCAATCACCGGCATTACATTGACTAACCCAGGTTCAGGATATACTAGTGCTCCTACAGTTACAATTGAAGGAGATGGTATTGACGCTGAAGTAACTGCTACATTGAATAGAGGGCGCATTGTAAGAAATGTTAGTAAGTATTCTACAACTACGGTGTTGGT